ACCATCTTTATCGTGGCACTCAATGTGGTAAACACCTGTAGCTTTAGCTTCTTCGCCCGATTTAGTACCGGCAATAAAACCGCTAGAAATGTGATCGGTTACTTTGAGTTTTTCTGTGGTCATGGTCTGTCCTTAAGAGATGCGCACAATGGCGCTGTTTGAGTTGGCTATTGGGAATTCAATGGTGAATGCCGTGCCGTTGACTGTCTTGTCAGAGCCAAAGTCAAGGATGGCCACAGACTTGTTGCCCTGTGTGGCGTTGTAAATTAGCGCGGCTCTAGCCGTAAACGAAGCTGCTGCCCACGATGTGTTGGCAAACGAGATGAAAGCCGTTGGGATGCTATAGCTGTTGTCGCTTGCCGTAGGCGAGACGCTGATAACCAAAGTGTTGCCGCCTGCCGTATACCCCGTGCCAACGACTTCATTCAGTGTTGTGTACACCGTGGTCGTAGCGTTTAGATCAGCAGCGGCTGTGTACAGCGCAATCTTGAAAGTGTTGGGCGATGTGGGGCCAAAGTTGTGAACCGCCTGCAATAGCTCGGTCTTAAACGATGTGGTGGCGGTCTGAACAATACTCATACCACTCCTCTATTCTGAGGTAGTGGTGCCACACGATACTGCCCGCTTCTGTAGCTGTCAGAACGCTCCAGACCATCACCCAAACGCTTGGCCAACTGAAGAGCTTCTTTGTACTTGCCGTCATACAACTGCATCATGTCGGTCTCACCCTTCATGAATGTGTACGCTTCTACCAGTGTGCCGTACAGCAACACCGAGTCAAAGTTATCGCCAAGCCATGAGGTGCCTGCAGTCACGATAGACTCTGGGTAGTAGTAATAGTGCAATTCAACGTAATACTGCGCATCAGGTGTTGGGCCAAGAATAAAAGACAACTCTGTCTCGTCATCAGAGCGTGGGCCAAACAGTGCGTAGTACTTGGGGGTGCCAGTATCGTTGGGGGTGGGGTACGCTTGACGGATAAAGTTAACGTCTTTGTTCAGCAAGTACTCGTACGTACCAGTGTTTATATCCCCGCCTGTCACATCTGTAACAACAGCCATAGAGTACACCGCCAAAAAGTCTGATGGGCACTGCAGATATTTATTGCTTGTTGTTGTCTGACCGGTCACATTCTTGCGAATGGATGGGAACTGAACCGTGTTGTAAATGCGCTGCTCGGCCTGCTGGATGAACGTGTTCATCTCAGAGGTCTCAAACGTATTCTCCGTGTAATCGGAGACAGCAGTTACAAGCTCAGTGTAGTTCATGTTTTACGCCATTGGGCCGCGGGCCATCACGCCTTTGGTGGCGCATCCAGTACCGCGAATTTTAATGCCAGAAGTTTTAGTACCCTCGTAAGGGTTGCTACGCTCATTGGCCAACGATTGGTTAGCTTTCAAAGCTTGCTTGACAGGCATCTCACCAACGATAACGTTGGCAACTTTTGTGGGTTGCTTGTATGTGGCCATGATTAGCCCCCACGACCAACAGAGCGCTGGTTCATCACCTTGGCCATGTTGCGACCGTATTTCAGCATATCGCTGTTGGTCTTGCCGCCAGCTTTAAGCTTTGTAGGCTTTTTGCCGGGGTGCATGTTTTTCTCATGCTTACCCACAGCAGACTTAATCATCTTCTTGTCTTGGGCTAAATCTTTTTTGTCCATTTCAGGCTCCTATGAAATCGCTATCGTTACTGTACCAACTTGCACCGCTAATGCCAAGTAGTTTGGCGTTAGTCCATTGTCAAAATTTCTCGATCCACCAACAGGGTTCCAGCCCCATTGAATGTCTCGTGAACCACCCGTCAAAGAACCTTGCGAGTTCGGGCCAGCGGTTACGTACGTTGTGTCCCGCCGAGGATTACGCACTGCTTGGGGGTCATCTACTGGATACATACCCAACTGCAACTGCGGCTGATCTGGATCCCAACACGTAGGGCACACAAGCAAATTGTAAAGCTTTGTCTTGAGAACTTCTTTCTTCAAGGCAGTTAACTTGAACTGAAAACCACAGCGATCGCACATGGCGATACTGTTTTTCCCAGAAGCAAACCGATTGCCCATTTACGTACCGCTTCCAATGAACATCTGACGAGGCACAAAACGAACAGCCGCCTTCTCGCGGTCTTCATCAGACGCTAACTGCCAAGCCTCATCGTACTGAGCTTTCAAGACATCAAGGCGCTGCGCCCCATCGGGAATCTTCAAAGCCAAGTAATACGCCAAACCTGCCACCATACAGTTCAAGAATCTGAACGGCACATCCATTGTGTTTACGCCGCCACCAGCGTCATCAATACGGCGCATGCGCCAGTACACAAGCTGATACGTCTGGCTGTTGTCTGGGGTTGGCCACACAGTAACAGAAGGCAAGTTCTGTGCGTACACAGGTGCGCCTGCAGTGTGAGCTGCTGCCGTTGTTCCAGCCTGACCGCGTGTGCAGTACAGCAGTTGGTTGCCACTGACGGAGCCGTAGTTGATGGTCTCTGTCCCAATCAACACAAAACCTGTGGTTGCCAAACCCGCAGTAGAAGCTACTGTGATGGTGGTGTCTGTTGATGTAATGGTAGACGACAAGGTTGTACCGATGGCAGAACGCTGGCCATCCAAGCGCTGAAACCACAACTGAATGGGGCGAGCTTGCTGAAGCTTGTTTGGGATCGTGGCATACGTAGAAACACTGATACGTGTGATGGTCAAGTCAGCTTGGGTAGACGCGCTACCGGCTCCTGTACGAATCACATGCTCAAGCAAATCCACTGTGTCTGTTGGCAAAGCGTAGGTAGCTAAGCCCGGAGTCAGGTTGATCGTGCCCTGCTCAAATGTCCACATGTTAATACCGCGGTTTGCCCAGTCAGCAAACATCAAGTTCAAGGAACGACGAGCCGTACGCAGGTCATAGCCCGTGCGCAGTTCTGAGCCACAACGCTCAAACGCCTCTTCAACGATCTCAGAAAGATCGAGGTTAAAGTTTGCTGTTCCTGAGATGGTCATGTGTTATCCCATTTGTTGAAACAAACTTGCTATGTCAGGGCCACCATAAGAAGGTTCTCTTGGCCTGTAATTCGGAGGTAATCCGTGGGTCATGTCATCATTTCCCCTGTACCGCATATCTGACACCATGTTGCTATTGTTTGAATTTTGGTTGCCGCCGCGGTACCGCATATCTGACAGCATACCTTGGTTGCCCCCCATACGATTCATACTGCGACCAAAGCCGCCAAAACCGCCAAGCCCAGCCATAATTTCGTTCATGTTGCCACGGCCAAGCATATCCATACCTTGCTGGCGTTGCTGTCCTAGTTGGTTTTGTTGAGCTTCATATTGCTCACGAGGCATCTTTACTTCTTGCGTAGGAGAACTAGCGTACTCTTCGTAGCTACGTTGCTGTGAAGGGCCTTGGTTTTGCAAACCGCCCATACCACGGCCACCAAAACCACCGCCAAAGCCACCCATTTGTGGGCCGTAAGGACTCTGCATCTGCTGTTGGTACGGATTAAAACCGCCCATCATGCCGCCAAAGCCGCCCATCATGCCTTGTTGATACGGGTTAAAACCGCCACCCATCATGCCGCCGCCAAAGCCACCAAAGCCGCCACCGAAGCCGCCCATCTGTGGGCCGTAAGGACTTTGCATCTGCTGTTGGTATGGGTTAAAACCACCGCCAAAGCCGCCACCGAAACCACCGAACCCGCCTTGTTGTGGGCCGTAGGGACTCTGCATCTGAGGCATACCAAAGCCGCCTTGCTGACCACCGAAGCCACCAAAGCCGCCTTGTTGTTGACCGCCAAACATGCCGCCAAGACCGCCCTGCTGTTGACCGCCAAAACCTTGTTGGGGCTGGCCATTCTGCCCACCAAAAGGCTGAGACATTTTATTGTTCTGCGACTGTTGCGCGAACGTGCCTGTTGGGTTTCCAAATGCTGGGCTCATGATGGTTCCTTTTATCTAAACCCTGCGGTCTTTTTTGCAATTGTTTTAGGTTGCGCTACGAATTGTTTTCCGGCTTTTTTTCCGGCTCGCTTGGCTTTGGTCGTCGCAGCGTACTCCGCAGGGCTGAGAGATTTGATCGCAGCTTCTGGAAGGTATCGCTCACCAGTT